TACCAGCATGCAAGCATGTAACTATGCAAGCATGTTCAGTTATGCAAGCATGTTATCATGCATGTATGACACAATATGCAAGCATGTGAGGAGGGAACGCCAGCGAACGGCAGACCAAGCAGACCAACAGACTTACATTTAATATTGATTGCATGTTGCAAGCGTGATATGATGATTTAGAGATGTTGATCATCTCGAGACAGGAGGATATAAACAATGACAATCTTACTCATCGCAGCATTGCTCTTGATTATGGCATTGCTCACCGTCTGCCTTATGGCAATCACTCACACACTGATCAGTCTGATCCTTGACCTGGAGGACTACCTCCATGGCTGATCGTGAGCTCTTTGAGTCCTTCCAGGCATGGCTGGAGGACCATAACTACTGCAGAGTACATCCATGTGATCAGTGTTTCTTCTGGGGATCCGCAGCTGACAAGCGGTATCAGGAACCGGCCAGACACTGCCGGCGCCATAACGTGCTGACATATCCTGATGATTACTGCAATTATTTTGTTGCAAATAAGATTTCTCTGAAGCTGATCAGTCAGATTAATGAAACGGAGGATATAAACAATGCAGGAGATTAAATACGGTGTTGAGAGTTCCGGCCGGATGCTTTGCTTCTATAATCCAGTCGCAACCCTGAAGGTTACTAAAACATTTATCTCTAATGGCAAGATCACGGATTTTAAAAAGTTTCTTAAATTTGTATGCTGGATGTATCGGGCTGACTTGGAAACACTGGCCACAGTATTAGGAGAGATTCAGGCCGTTATCATCGGATCAAACGCATGCACAACAATTGGACGTAGACATACAGATGCTATCAATGATATAAGGAGGAAATATGGCATTTAACAAAGTCGCATATAACAATGCATACAACAAAGACAAATACATCGGCGTATCATTCCGTGTTAACCGCGAGACTGAAAAGCACATTGCTGATGCCCTGAAAGCTCAGCCGAACATCAAGGAGTATATCTGCAAGCTGATCACTGCCGATCAGAAGCGCCAGGAGCGCAAGGCCGGCTTTGTGAGATCCAGAGCTGACCGCAAGATTCACGCGAACATTGATAAATATCCGTTTGAGGTAATCGAGCAGATCGGACATAATGACCGCTATGTTGTAGGGTTTGCAGATTCATATGATGCTGCTGTGGCTCTCCAGAGCAGCTATACGGCATCGGCAGCAACCGGTCCTGTTGTGATCTATCACCGGTTCTACGATCCGGATATGAGAGTCAATGCAGCTGTCGCTGTTGACATGGAGTAACGCATGGCCCGCAGGAGCTCAGGCAAGGCCAAACGGCCACAGGCTCCTGCGGTCTCTCTCCGGAGATTGCAGGAGCTGACAAAAAGAGAGCTCAAACAGCTCTCAGATAAGACAATCAAGTCAACCTATGTATCAATGCGTAAAGCTATCAACGCGAGAATTAAAACATTTGAAAAGGCCGGACTGGCCGAGGCTGTCCCGTCTGATCTCAGATCAGGCATTGAGCCAATGGCCGGCAAGAGTACAGAAGAGATGATTAACCAGCTCTCAAGAGTATCAGCATGGATCAGGGGCAAAAACTCAACCCTCAAGGGATTCAAAGAGATGCAGGAATCATTCAGAGAGAAAATGCAAAAAGCTCTGCCTGATATGGATCTGTCGGATGCTGACAAGATGAAAGCATACGGCGAGTTTATGGGAGAGATGCAGGAGAGATACGGCGAGATGTGGCATGCGATCAGCTCGCAGGCCCGCAACATTTACAGAGATCTCACTGAGATCAATGAGGATCCGTATCAATTCATGTCAAACTATGACTACTGGGCTGCGCAGGTTGAAAAGATGAATGAAGAGCTGAACCGGCAGCATAAGCGCGGAGGAAGGTACAGCACCAAGCTGTCAACATACATCAATAAACTGAAGGCAGGCAAGATCAAATGAGATGTTATACCAGATTCTGCGAAAAATTCAATTTCAGCAATCTCAATATCGAGATTCTGAAAACCAAAAACCGGAAGAAGATCAAATATGCAGATCTTGTTTGCGCGTTTGATATTGAGACCACAAACATTGACAAATACCGGCAGAGCATCATGTATATCTGGCAATTCCAGATAGGCAGTAAATGGACCGTTTACGGTCGTACCTGGGATCAGTATAGAGCCTTTATCAAAAAGCTGCAGGACTGCCTGCCGGATGACTGCTATTGTATTGTGCTGGTCCACAATCTCAGCTTTGAGTTCCAGTTTCTCAAGAGCATCATTGATATTGATGATGTATTCGCAATGGATGACCGCAAGATCCTTAGAGTCAGATCCGGACAGTTTGAGTACAGATGCACATATATTCATTCAAACATGTCTCTTGACAGATACCTGCAGGCTATGGATGTACCGGATAAAAAAGTCCATGGATTCAATTACAAAAAGAAACGTTACCCATGGACCAAGCTGACACCGGCAGAGCTGAAATACTGCATCAATGACGTTAAGGGACTTGTGCAGGCATATCAGATCGAGATGAAAAGAGACGGAGACAACCTGTATACAATCCCGCTCACATCGACCGGATACAGCCGGCGTCTGGCAAAAGAGGCTTTAGGTCCATATCGCAGATACATCAAGACAATGCTGCCGGATCTCGATTGTTTCCAGGCGCTCCGGCGGGCATTCAGAGGCGGAGACACACACGCGAACAGATTTAACGCCAATTTAATTATTGACTCAAAAAAATCGGACCGATCCAGAGCTGGGATATCTCCAGCAGCTATCCGGCTGTTATGCTCTCCGAGTTATTCCCTCGCAAGCTGATCCGGCAGGATCCTGCCCTGTTTGATATTGAATATCAAGCAGGCAAGGCCTGCCTGATCAGGTTATATCTGGAAGATGTAAAGCTCAAAAATGAGCGCTGGGGATCTCCATACATACCTAAAGCTAAATGTGAAATGGTCAGCAATCCGCAGGTCGACAACGGCCGGATCCTGTCTGCAGATGCTTTGGAAATATACGTTACTGAGATTGATATGGAGATCCTCGCGGATGAATATGATTTCAGATATAAAATACTTGAGCTCTGGACCGGTACTAAATCGAAACTGCCGGATGTATTCAGGAATCTGCTGCTGCATACATACGTTGAAAAAACGCAGCTTAAAGGCGGAGATCCTTATCTATATGGCAAAAAGAAAAATCTGTTTAATTCATATTATGGTATGACGGTCCAAAACCCATGTAAGCCAAACTATGAATTTAAAGACGGAATGATGCAGCTGAAAGACGAAAGTCTTGAGGATCTCATGGCACAGTATCAGAAATCCGGATGGCTGCCGTATCAATGGGGAGTCTGGGTGACAGCATACGCCAGGCGTAAGCTCCATGCCGGCCTCGCGATCATTGAGCCGGATGATTTCATTTATTCAGATACAGACTCCATTAAATGCATGGGAGATTATACAGATCAGTTTAATGATCTGAATAAGAAATATCTTGATGAGGATCTGAGCGCTCTTGATCCGGCCGGCAAACGGCATTACATCGGAATCTATGAATATGAAGAGAGTTATCTTAGATTTAAAACAATGGGCGCTAAAAAGTATGCTTATGAGGATATGGACGGTAAGCTTCATATCACGGTCTCAGGCGTCAACAAAAAGCGCGGAGCTGAGGAATTAAAGACTCTGGACAGATTCAAAGAAGGCTTTATATTCAGATCCGGCGGAGGGCTTGCAGCTCTTTACAATGACAATCCGGAGATCACCAGCGTCCGGATCCAGGGGCATACGCTGCCGATCACTTCCAATGTTGCATTATTCGAATCTACTTATACACTCGGACTAAGCGCCGATTATGGCAAGCTGATCTATTGGCTGATGAACAATGATATCAGATCAGCTTTACATTATGAGCGCTGATCTGATAATATGAAATTGCCGGAGGCCGATGCGTCCAGTAGGTCCTCCGGTGATTGAACAGGACAAAAGAAAGAAGAGGACAAAAACATGTCATTTGCAAACAGACATAACACTACAGCGTCAAAATTCACTTTCAATCAGGAGAAGGATGTACCGTATTTCAAACTGAAGGATCTCTATAAGAACGGTTATAAATCCGCTGATAAAGTCGCAACCGTAAGAGGCGCGTACATCAACAGAGGCGGTAAATACGGAGACTCCGCAGCTCTTGTATGCGACGGTTTCAATGTAAACCTTCCTTCACATATGCTCAAGGAGATCGAGGAGATCCTCGGCAATGATGAAGATATCCAGGACATCAATGCCGGAGCTGTCGGATTCTATGTATATGAATATACCAATAGAAACGGCGGTTTATCCTATGGCCTGAGATGGGCTGATCTCGAAGTGCTGCCATTCTAAAATTATCCACATAAACGCTCCGGATGTATGGACGGCATCCGGGGCGTTTTCTATAGGAGATAGTATGAAACTAAAGTTATATGAAAAAAGCGGATATCTGAACATGCCGGAGATCATCAGATCCGGATATCCTTTTATCTTTGTGCCTGCTGCCAGAGGCACCGGCAAGACATACGGCACACTCAAATATCATTATGAGCAGCATCACAAGATCCTGCTGATCCGGCGGACCAAGCAGGAGGCTGAGATCATGGCCCGCACGGCCAGCACTGCATATAAAAAAGTATTTGATGATCTTGGAGTGGAGTATTACTGCACTCCATGCGGATCTGCCGGCTATGGATGTGTTTATGCTGCCGATCAGAGCGGATCTTTTGAGTGCATTGCTTATGTTGCAAGTTTAAAGACATTCGCAAATATCCGCGGTCTGGACTTCTCAGATATTGATTATATTGTTTATGATGAGTTCATCGCGGAGCCTCATGTACCGAAAATCAAAAATGAAGGCATGGCCTTAGCTAATTTATATGAGTCAGTGAACAGAAACCGAGAGCTGAGCGGGCAGGATCCTGTCCAGCTTCTCTGCCTGGCTAACAGCGTAAACATGGCAAATGATACCTTTATGTATTTCAATCTGATTGAACAGGCCGAGGATATGCTGCAGCATGAGGATGAGATCCGCGAGCTTGGCAATAAGCTGCTGATCATCCCTCAGCACTCTCCGATCTCTGAAAAGAAGGGCCAGACGGCCTTATACAAGGCAGTCAGTGCTGAATATGCCGAGATGGCGATCAAAAATAAATTTATCCTGAATGATTTCACATATGTGCAGCGCAGGAACCTGCGGGAGTATAACTGCCTATTCAAAGTCGGTGATCTCTATGTTTATCAGCATAAATCAAAGCATGAGTTTTATGTCACATTCTCAAAATCTCAGACAAAGGCAGTTTATGAAAACGGATATGCTGATCTTGCACGATTCAGGAGGGACAAATGGCGCTTTGCCGGCTATTATCTCGATGGTATGATCCGGTTTGAAAACTACAGAGCTGTCGCACTCTGGGAAAAATACTTTGCGATTTAATTGTATAAAATATATACTACAAATAGATAGGATGCAGGCGCTCACAGGCAGCCGCCGGAAGCGGAGAGCGTGATCATTGCCGGATCCTTGCTGCATCTTATTTATTAAGGAGGCCTCGATATGGACACAAATGCAATTATCCAGGCTGTCAGTACTCTCGGATTCCCGATAGTGATGTGCGCTGCACTTCTCTATTATCTGAATCTGGAGCGTGAAAGCCATAAGGAAGAAATGAACAGTATGAAAGATGCGCTGGACCGCAATACGGTCATCATGACAGAGCTGAAAGAGATGTTAAAAGTGATAACAGGAATGAACCGGAGCGGAGGATCTGATGATTAAACCAGGCAGACTGCAGACATACACAGACACAGAGCTCGCGCTCATGATCCTGCTTGGCTGCTATGGAAACGGAGCAGCACGCAAAAACGCACTTGGATCCAGATATGCTGCATCTCAGGCTATTGTAGAGAAGATCCTGAAAAACGGCGCGGTTCCGGATGGATCCGGCGCTGACTATGACAGCATTCAGAAGGCCGTTTATGACGTATTCTATGATGTAATCAATGATGTTACCAATGAGGTTATGGAGAAATTAAAATGACACTGGACGAGATTATGAAACTTATTGATGCCGGTTATACAAAAGCCGACATTGACGCTCTTACAGCTGCAGCACAGTCTGCAGATCAGCCTACAGAGCAGGCACAGCAGGATCAGCAGGCATCTGATCAGCCTGCAGAACAGGCCCAGCAGCCGGATCCGCCTGCAGTTAAAACACAGACTGCAGCGCTTCCAACATTGCAGCCGGCTACAACAAACGATCAGATCCTGGACGCTTTGAACAAACTGACAGAAACGATTGTCAGATCCAACATCAATCAAACAGTAATACAGCCGGCACAGCGGACGCCTGAGCAGGCACTGGCGGAGATCATTGCACCGCCTAAACCTGAGAAAAGGAGGTAATTAACATGGCAGTAAATCAGATGCAGATTACGGATATCTATCAGATCCTTAACAACCTGCACACACAGGCAACCGGAAGATCCGCCATTGCTCCGGTTAACACTTCAGAGTTTGTATCAATGGCAACAGCAACCCTTGCAGTCGGTACTGATAAAGTCTATAACGCATTAATGGAAACATTGGGCCGAACAGTTTTCTCTGTACGTCCATATGATCGAAAATTTGACATTACAATGTCAAATGAGGAGTTTGGCGCTATCAAGCGCAAGATCAGTTACGCAGACAAGCCTATCCAGGCAGCATCACAGGCGTGGGTTTTCACAGACGGCCAGAGCGTGGATCAGTATGTGATCAATAAGGCTGATCCTGTAGAGATGAGATACTACGGATCAGCAATCTATCAGGACTGGCTTACTATTTATGAAGAGCAGATCAAAACGGCATTTGAAGGACCTGAGCAGCTCGGTTCATTCCTGAGCGCTCAGATGACACATATGTCCAATAAGTGGGAGCAGTGGCTGGAAGAGCAGAACAGAGCGACCGTATGCAATTTCATTGCTGCCAAGGTCGCAGCAAACAACGGCGTTATTCATCTTCTGACCGAGTACAATACTCTCACCGGTCTGTCTCTCACAGATCAGACTGTTTACCAGCCGGACAACCTGGCAGATTTCTTCAGATGGGTCAGATCCAGAATCAACACTTTGTCCCGCCGTATGAGTGAAAGATCCGGAATTTATCAGGTAACTGTGAATAATAAAGCGATCAACAGGCACACTCCGGTTAACCTCCAGAGGATCTATCTGCTGTCTGATACTCTTGATACCATTGATGCAATGGTTAATACTGTTACGTTCCATGATGAGCCACTGGCCTATGCCGATGTGCGCGGAGTCTCCTACTGGCAGAATATCAACACTCCGGATCAGATCCAGGCGACACCGGCTACAATCAACGCAGCCGGTGAGGTTACAGTCAGCGAAACAGCGCAGACCGTTAGCAAAGTGTTTGGTCTCATGTTTGACCGTGATGCGATCGGATCAAACAGATACTTCTATAAAGTGGCAAACACTCCGCTGAATGCGAGAGGCCTGTACTATAACACATGGCTCAATTCCCGCCTGCAGTACATGAATGACCTGACTGAAAAGGGCATTATCCTCCTTCTTGACTAAATACATAGCTGACCAGAGTGGAGACTGGTGCAGCGCAGAACCTCCGGCAGCAACTCTCCGGAGGTTTTGTTTATAAGGAGTTAATATGATTGTAAGATTCTATAACTTAACGAAAAGAGAAAACAGCACACTGAGGCCATCCGGAGCCTATACTGAATATGAATGCTTTTTGAAGTCAGACACTTCAGTTATCAATCCGGATATCCTGATTGATTTTGCTGATCAGCAGAATCCACAGCCTCATGTTTCATTCAACTATGCATATATTCCGGACTTCGGAAGATATTACTTTATTGCTGATCAGAGATCTGTATCCGGTCTGTTATGGGAGTATTCATTAAAATGTGATGTTCTGGCAACATACAGATCAGACATTGCGGCAGCTAATCTGTATCTGCTCAGATGTTCATCAATTTATGACGGAGATATTGTTGACACATTATATCCTGTAAAGGTATCAAATAGTGTTGATGTTCAGACAGTAACAACTCCATGGATCCATGATGGAAGTGAAAACATTGATATATCACAGGGATGCTATATTCTTGGAATCCAGACGGCGCCCGGCGGATATGGTCCAAATTATGGATCAGTTAAATATGTTGCGCTTGATCAGACAAATATGGAGAGCCTTATTACATATTTAATGGATGCCGGAACATTGACCAGCGGACAGATCACGATAGACGGACTCAGCAATGAGGCTGTTAAGTCAGTCATCAATCCGCTGCAGTATATTACATCATGCTTATGGACTCCGATGCTGTATACACAGATTGATACACAGGATCAGGCAGGCCTGAAGGTCTGGAGCTGGACAGCTGCATCTGTTCACTATAAACCTATGAGGCAGTCGCCTCCTTATTACATCTGGAATGTAACATTTACGGATATACATAAGCATCCAGGAGCCTCTGTCAGAGGATCCTATCTCAATACATCGCCATACACAAAACAATATGCATCAATTCCGCCGTTCGGAGTCATTGAGCTTGATACAACATTATCAGCAGCGCAGTCCCAGATAGTCTGTTCTATCATTTATGATATTGTAACCGGCATCGGAATCCTTGAAGTAAGATACGGATCTGCCGGATCCGGAGCTCTGGGCGTCCGCCTGCAGTCTCAGATCGGCGTTCCGATCCAGCTGACGCAGGTATACAATGATTATATCAATGCAGTCGGCGGAGTCGCCGGCGGTCTGATGGGAGCAGTCGGATCAGCAATAACCGGCAACATAGGCGGGGCTATTATGAGCGGTATCTCTGCAGTCGGATCCGCAATCAACGCAATGAGGCCAGTAGTATCATCTATCGGAAGTAACGGCAGTTTTGCAGATCTGAGAGGACAGGCGCGTCTCTATACAGTCTGCTATGATGTTCCGCCGGAAGATCTTCCACATCTCGGCAGGCCATGCTGCAGACACACTGTTATCTCGGAATTGAGCGCAGGATCCTACTGCCTGGCAATGGACGGAGACATTCCGATTGCAGGGACAGCCGGCGAGCAGGCCAGTGTTAAACAATACCTTGAAGGAGGCTTTTACTATGAATGATTGCAAGATCCTGCAGATGATCAAAGCAGATATTGAAAGAGGGACGCCTCCGGAGCAGGCTATCACATATTCAATTGAATGCGCAGATACTGACTCATTTATTGAAGTGCTTTATTACGCAATCCAGATCCTGCCACCCGGCAGGCGTCTGACTGAAGCGCGCGCAAAGCTGGAGGAGGTGCTAAATGTACGCAGGACAGAAAGCGAGTTATAACGGATATCAATATTGTTTGTTTCCTCTGGACTATATCTACTGTACGCAGGAATCATCACCAGAAAGCTATTCACACTGCTGCGGGCATCCTGCAGACTGGATCGGACCGTCTGCAAATTATCCATATTATGCGCCCTGTGACTGCCACAGGATCCAGACATTAAGCCAGGCGGGACAGACAACCTATGTATCTGATGCTCCGGTCTGGACTCCTTCCGGCCTGCATTATGTAACATTCACATTTGCTCATGACAACAGCATCCCCGCACAGACAAACTTTAGTCAGGGCGATCTGATCGGTCACACCGGCACGGCAGGTTTTGCTACAGGCGACCATGTGCATATTGATCAATCACTGTATCCGGATGATTACCCTGTCAGCTATGGTATTTATTGCTCAGGCGGCAACCTGTGCGCTGCGCAGGAACACTCAACATATCCGGATCTTGTGTTTTATCTCAGCGGAACAGAAACAATTGTGCAGGAGCTAGGTAATGACTTTGAGGTATACCCTTCTGAACCTGGGCCGATCGGAGAGATCAAACCGTCTGTATTGATGATGCTGCTTAAATTAAGGGAGAGGAGGAAACAGAAGCATGCCAAACGTATTACCGGTACTTTATGATCAGAAAAATATCTACAATGCGCAGATCAATCCGTCAACCATTCACGCGTCAAACACAGGACTGTCATATTTCTTCCAGCGCTATCTCATGCTCAAACTTATGAGCCGGTATGATTTCACGCTGCCGGAGTCCTGGGATGCTGACTACTTCAGATATGTATTATTTACCATCGGATTTATCGGAGTCATGAATACCGATAAATACGGCGTGATCTGTCAGCATGGGACTGTCTCCGGATATAACGTTTATTACAGACCGTCCCGGCTGCTTGTCAGCAATCCGGCGCTCAGGCGCTCATATGATCTTGAGATCGGCACGGACTGCGAGATCATCAAACTGTCTCCGGACTGGCGCGGAGCATATGATCTGGTCATGCTGTACGCTGATCAGATGGCTGTTTGTATGGAGGCGTTCGGAGTCAATGCAATCAACAGTAAATTTGCATTTGTGTTTGCCTCGGATACTAAGGCAATGGCCGAGACTCAAAAGAAAATGTTTGATCAGATCATCTCCGGACAGCCGGCAGCCTTTGTTTATGATAAGCAGCTCTATGATGCTGAGGGGCAGCCTCGCTGGCAGCTGTTTATCAACAATCTGAAACAGAATTATGTCGGCAATGATCTGCTGCAGTCTCTGACTACCATTGAGCATAAGTTTGACAGTCTGGTCGGATTCTCAAACGCAAACACAGATAAAAAAGAAAGATTGATTTCTGATGAGGTAAATGCCAATAATGAAGAAGTAAAAGCGCTATCAAGTCTCTGGCTTGAGGAGCTTCAGGACTCTATCAAAAAAGCAAATGCAATGTTTAATCTGAATTTATCAGTTAAGCTCAGGGAGGTGAAAACAAATGACACTGTTATCAGTCGCGGGGCTGTACCGGTGGGATCCGACACTGTTTGATACTATGGTCCTGCCGGAAGATCTGAACCGGCAGGCTCTGATCGGCAATATTCTTCTTGAATGCTCAGAGCTTGAGATCATGATCACAGATCCGTCTATCATGAAGGAATCATTAACCTACTGGTCAGTCTCACAGCTGCCGATCTGGCAGAAACTGCTTGCAACAACTCAGTTTGAATATAACCCTATCTGGAATAAAGACGGAGTGATCACTGAGGAGCGCACACATTCCCACTCAGATACAGAGGAGCGTGATCTTGCAAGTGCTGCCGAGACCACCGGAACCGGCCAGGTTTCAGCTTATAACTCATCAGCATTCCAGAATGCAAATAAATCAGTAACTGAGGGAACCGGGTCAGATACAGGAACGATCGAGCACTCCGCATCCGATCATGACACTTATGAGCGGATTGAAAAGGGAAACATTGGCATCACTACAACACAGCAAATGATCAAAGAGGAGCGGGAGGTCTCGCAGTTTGACATCTATAAATACATTACTGAATCATTCAAGAGCATGTATTGCCTGGGAGTTTACTAATATGCTTTGGTTTATAATCGGATGCTGGACAGGAGCCTGCGCAGGCATATTAATGATGTGCCTGATCTATGTGAACCGTGACAATTGGAAGGAGTGAAACCATGACCGGAATTATTGACCATGAAAACGTGAACATTGCTATTAAATACGATTCAGAAGATCACCGCGTTTATGTGATCGTTACTGATGGAGAAACTGAATACAAGGGAACTATTAAGTTAAAGGAGGTTAAATAATGGGAATCTTTGAGCATTGGCCGTATGTGAATTTTCACAATTTAAATCTCGACTGGATCATCGAGAAGATGAAAACAATTGATGAGCGATTCGAAAACGCACAGCACTATGCAGAGACGGCGACAGAGAAGGCTGCAGAGGCGGAGCAGTCTGCAGCAGCTGCTGATCAGTCTGCAGATCTTGCACAGCAGTCTGCCGAGGCAGCAGCACAATCAGAAACAAACGCTGCAGAGTCTGCAGAGACAGCCGGATCAGCTGCAGCTGATGCAGTCGCTCCAATCCAGTCACTCGCGCAGTCTGTCAGCAATCAGATCAATGTACTGACCGGACAGATGGCTGAATTTATGGCAAGCCATGCAGGACCTACAGGAAAAACGCTGTTATGGTCTGGCGATGCATATCTGCCAGGTACTGAGATACAGCTCTCGGACAGTGTGGCAAACTATACAGATTTCATTATCGAGGCATCAAACGGATCCAACAACTGGCAGCAGATTGTAAGACCTGAGGTGCTGCAGCTGGTAAACGGCGCATCTGTTTGCCTTCCGGCGCAGTCAGGCGTTAATCCGGTTAACGCGCTCAGAGTCACGCGCTGCCTGCTTGGCATGGACGCCGGCAGCACAAATGTAATCACGATCCGGAATAACAACATCTGGGACTGGTCCGGAGCATCTGCAGATGCTGCTGCAGGATCTGCCGTAACAGATCAGACGGCCGGTGCCGTTGTTCATATCCTGCGCATTTATGGTCTCAGCAATCCTCAGAATAACTCAGAGGTCACAGATATCAGAGTCGGAGCTGATGGGACTGTATACGATACTGCAGGCAATGCAGTCCGCTCTCAGGTTTCAATCCTGACTGATATGCTCTCTCTTGCAGGACTGGCATATCAGACAGTCAGATATGATTATGTCAGCGGATCATATAATCAGCAGAGCAACAGACGTATTTTTCTCGGTGATAAAGTCCCGGCTGATTCTCTTTTACAGTCAGCATCTGTATATGTAGGCACAGCAACAGCTGCATCATTCATCACATGCGAGGTCTGGGAGTTAAACAGCGATGAGACAGAAGTCACCAGAGTATACACGCAGACAGTAAATGCTCCGACATCGAACAGCTGGCAGACTTTCAATATCAATTATCAGAGCAGTGCTAAAAAGATGATTTCATTCTATAAATCAGGATGTTATATCTATGCAAGAAATACCGGAGTGTCAGGCATCGGAATCTATCATATTGATGATATTACAAGCACTGATCTGATGCTCTCAGCAATGACAAGAGCGTCAGCGCAGGAGTTAGCTGCCGGATTTACATATGTATATAAGGAAAACTTCACAGCAGAGAATGCAAACATTCTCAATCTCGACTACTACAATAATGACGCTGTTAATAAAGCCGAGATCGGAAGTATTGACAGCACAAAAACAGTCCTTGTATTTGGCGACAGTATAACAGCCGGAGCCTCAGAGACAAGCTGGACGTATCATTTTAAAGAAATGACCGGCTGCACTCTTATTAATAAGGCAGTGGCCGGCGCCACATACGGAGAGACAACATCAAGCACCTGGATCAGCACACAGATCAACGGCACAAGTGAGACAGAGTGGAGTGCTGCAGATATTATCATCATTGCTGCCGGCACAAATGACGGAGTGCATAACACTCCTGCTGCAGAGATTGCTGAGAAGGTGCAGAGCGCCATTGATACAATCAGAGCAAACAGCGACGCTCCTGTCATTTTCATCACTCCGATCAGAAGAAACACACCAACATATGCAGAGAATGTAAAACTGCCGTATATCTCAGGCATCATTACAAACAAAGCAGTGACAAATGAATGCAATGTTGTTTGCGGGTTCAACTTCCCGATTCCATCACAGACACTCGGACAGATCGCGAATCTGACAAGAGATGGATTGCATCCAAATGCTGCCGGAGCAAATGTATTTGCCAGGGCATTGATCGGACGCATTCAGTAAGATTGAACAGGGCCAGGCACTATGCCTGGTCTTTATTTTCTCTGTCACTCCCTGCGTTTCGCTGGCGTTCCCTCCTCACATGCTTGCATATTGTGTCATACATGCATGATAACATGCTTGCATAACTGAACATGCTTGCATAGTTACATGCTTGCATGCTGGTA